GGAATCAAGGCGTCAATCACTGGCACTAATGAATCAATGATTGGGTCGATCAGCGCAAAGATTGCGTCAAAGACTTTGGTTAAGGCTTCCTGAACTTTTTCATTGGAAAGCACCAACGCCAGTAATCCTTGTTCAACCCCTTTTTGTGCTGTGATTTGTGCAATATTTGCGGCCCTTGAACCGGAAGCCCCAGCCGCGCCAGTGACTTGCTGGAAGGTGTCATTGGCAACTAATCCTTTTGCGCCTTCCTGAATTCTCTCGCTGATCGTTTTATTTGCTTCTTTTTGGGCTTCAACAATCTTGAGCGCAACCTTGGATTGTTTTTCTAAAAGAGCCAGAGACTTTTCTTCTGCGGCTGCTCTTTTTAGTGCTTCCTGGGCGAGTTCGACTTGTTCCTGAATTTCTAACTGGCGAGTGATTTCTTCGACTTCCTTTTTGATTTTTTCGTAAGCCGCAAGTTCAACTAATTTTTGTTTGGCGAGTGCCAGAGCTTCCTGTTCTTTCAGCGCCTTGGTGTTTTCTAGATTGGTTTTCTTTTGGTCTTTGAGTGCTGAACTTTGATTGAGAAGGCTTTCGGCTTTCGCTCTCTCAACCTTTTCCTGTTTTCTTGCAATGTCATAGGCTTTGACGCCATTGGTGTAATTATCAAAGGCTTGCTGAATGTTCTTTTTGCCTTGCGCGAATACGTCTTTTGCGTTCTGAACGGTTGATTTTCCAATAATGTCAATTTCAGAAATTGCGTTCTTCTGCTGTAGATAGCTTTGATAGACCTTGTCAGATTCAGAAGCTAAATTCTTTTGTGCTTGGATCAGTCCTTGCGCTGCCTCCTCGTCATCAGCGAATGGGTTATAGGTTTGAGCGGCTGCGGCTGCAACGCTCAACACGTCATCCAAGAGCATTACCTTGTCAATCAGGTTTGTAATGTCCAAAACAATCGTTTTGAACGTCACTTGAAGCGCTCGGAAAGCTACCCCAATCACAGAACCGGAAATCAAATCTGTGAGGAAAATCAGCGAAGCAGAAAGCAACTCAACCGCTAACCGTACTGCGGCAAAAACCTTGGCGAATCCTATCACTGAATCGCCTTGGCCTATCATTTCGCTAATCTTGTCGATTACATTGGCAAAAGGCGCAATCAGCGCTTTGACGATTGCCGAAAGATTTTCGAAATAAAAGGCAATGTCTGCACGAAGAATATCATCCAGCGCAGAGGCAACGTCACGCAAAACGCCGCCGAACGACGAGTTCGCGCCTGTGACTTCGTTGATAACCCCAGCAAGACGAACCGCTGAATTACTCACAATCGTGAAGCTTTGAGCAATCGTTTGGTTTACCTTGCCAAATTCCTGCTCTAAAACATCACTTTGCGATTTCAGCGCATTGAATACGGCTTCAGCCGTGAGTTTGCCTTCTTTGCCGTATTCTTTTAATTGTCCAACCGTAATGCCTAAACCGTCCGCAATCGCTCGCGCCACTCTTGGCGTTTGTTCCAAAACGGAATTCAACTCTTCGCCTCGTAATGCACCAGCCGCAAAGCCTTGCCCCAACTGAATCATTGCCGCTTCAGCGCTCGCAGCGGATGAACCAGAAATCGTAATCGCTTGAGAAAGAGCCTTGGTGACTTTTTCTAAATCAGTATTCGTAGTGCCTAGTGAGGCAGTAGCACGGGCGAGGCGAGAATAGAGATCAACCGTTGACTCAAACGAATTTCCGGTTGATTGGGCAATTTTGAAAAGAGCTGATTGCGCTCTGGTGAGTTCCTGCGTTGAAGAGGTAACTAGCTTGAGGCGTGAATCAATGTTTGCTGCTGCATCTGAAAACTTTATCAGTTTATCAACGGCAAAAGCCGCGATTGCGGCATTCAAGGCAGTAGTCAGGCCACCAACAGAGCGAGCGACTGCGGATGAAGTGCTTTGAAGTTTTTTCAGCGAACGATCAACCGAATTAAAAGCCGCTTGGGTTTTATCTACGGCTGAAATGGTGATCGTGGTGTTATTCGCCATTTACTTAGATTTTCGCTTTTCTGCTTGAATCGTAAAGTAAGCCACCCAACCCCTAATCTCATCCGTCGTCCAGCTCATGACTTCACGAATTGGTTGGTGAAGTGTTTCCGCAAGTTGAAACGCGATAAAAAGATCAGGTGACTCTCTCAGTTTTTTTCAATCTGCTCGTCCGTTAGTCCCTCGTCCTGGTTCATTTGGCTGACAATCTGAGCGATAACCTCAGAATCAACCTGTCGCATGAATTCTTGCCGATTGACTAACTTGAAGAGTTTTTTGCCGTCTTCGTCCAAAGCTTTTGCAATCAAAGTTGCAATCAAGGCTTCACCCACTTTACCAGCTTGGTTTAGCGCCAGAATCTCCTGTTGTTCAGACAACGTCATTGAACTGCGATAGTAGATTTTCGTGGGTTCACCTTTGTCGTCAGGCCATTCAGGCACTTCCACATATTGTAAAGGTGCTGAAAGCCTGTCGCGATAATGAGCTTTTGCTCGTGATAAAATATCCGTCATTTACTTTTAGGCTGTGGTTTCTGCCAACGCTCCAGAACCTTGGAACGAGATTGTTGCGTCTACCGTCCCATCGATTGCCCCAGAGCGACTTACTCCGGTGATTACAACAGATCCGCTATAGTAAGTTGAACTCGTCGCGGTTCCTTCTGGGTAAAGATTCAGCGTGACACTAGAGCCTACGCCCACTGAAGATTGGCCTGTGTCGTCTGGATCCCAGAAAACATCGCAACTGCCAGAAAATGAAGTCAGGCCAGCAACAAAGGTCTGAGCTGAATCACTCAGTTGGGTTGTGTCGATGGTGTTTGCAGTTTGGTCGATTGAGTAGCTTTTGACCTCTCCGATTGTGGTAGCACCGGATTTGATGACTCCGGCTGATCCTTTAGTAACTGCCATTTCGTTTCCTTTTGTTGGCTGTTAAAAAATGCCGGTGATTCTTCCGGCTTTAGCGCTTTCCATCCGTCAGCGCTAAACTCTTCAAATTGAGACTCTTCAATTACTTTTTTTTCTCTGCCTCGAATAATTTTCATAGAATTTCGCTCGGTGTTCCGCTTGTCTGGCGATAGATAATCAGGTAGTCCATCGCAATCATTCCCGTGGGCTTTTCGCCTTCTGTCGAAATGTTGATTTCTACATTTTGAAGCAGCAGTTCTTCAACACTCGCAGGACTTGTTTCGTTTAGTGCCGCTTCGACTTCTGCTCCGATATTGTCGAGCGTATCGTCTAAATTACTCGTTGCTTCTGCTACCCCTTCGACTCGTAAGCTTAGATTTCTAACTAGGCTCTTCCCATCCGTCATTGCAGATCGCTCAACCGTTTCTGCGAGTGTGTAGATCAGCAGGCATGGCAAATCTGTCTGAGCCAGCCTATGGAATCGTGTTTGATAAACTCTGCTGGCTGTGGTGGAAAGTCCGGTCAGTGTGGTTGCAACCGCTTCTCTGATCGTTTGGCGAGCATGGGCCATCAGCTTCTTTCCATGACTAGCGTGGTCATTCCCAAATTATCCGGCTCAATCCCTCGCACGACATAGCCCACTGACTGAATGGTTAAGGCGTCACCATGTGCAAGAGTCGAAACGTCTGAGGTTCTTGCCATTAATCGCGGTTCTGCCGACTCAAGCCCAATGGTTAATCCATTTGGTTGAATCAAGGTGAAGCGCAAATCCCAAATGCCTGAAAAAGTGGTTGCGTCTGCCTTGGTAACAGTCACGCCAAAATCTGCGGTGTCGAGATAAATCGCGCGGTCTGCTTCGGTTTCAATCGCCATCGAGGATATACCAGTAGCGTTCGGTTTCTTTGATGAGGTATTCGCTGGATACCTTATTCCGACTCAAGCCAATCACATTCTCACCAGCACTTCTGGCTGGATTTCCGGCAAAGATTTTTCCAGGCGTTATTCTACATTTCACTCCAACCACTGAATTCATACCAATCATGGAAAAACTGCCAATCAGCGAATACTGGTGAACCGTTGCCCCAAGCCCAATCGTCGCGCCTTTCATGACGTAGCTATGTCCGCCTAGCTGCACCGAATTTGCGAGCGTCACGTTGTCCTCAATCACTGAATCATGGCTAACGTGCGAATAATTCATGAGGTAGCAGTCTTTGCCAACTCTGGTTTTGTTTTCAGTCCCAGCATGAATCGTTGCAAATTCTCGAATTGTTGTATTGTCACCGATTTCGATTCCACAAAGCTTTGGCCTTGTTCTGTGTTGAGGCGTATCACCGATTGAAACATGCCCGTGAATTCGGACGTTGTCTCCAATCTCAGCAGGCCCGTAGATGATCGTGTAAGGCCCAATGTAAACGTTTTTTCCAAGCTGAACATTGCCTTCAATGATTACGGTTTTGTCAATTTGCACTTACCACTCAGCGAGTAAATCCGTGTGAACAAAAGGCGGCTTTGGATTTCCATGAAAGTAGACAATGCTGGCTTCTTCTCGTTTTTCCGGCTCTTTGAGCCAGTGGCACTTGTAGGACTGAATCTGGTTAGGAAAAACCTCATTCAATCGCGTTGCGTCATTGGCTAGCAATCTTAGGAACTGCATTTCTGAGATTCTGCCGTTGTAAAGAATTCGCTCACCGTATTTTTCTTTCCGTTGCCACTCGTAAAAAATGTAATCGCAGAATTCTGGGGAATAACTTCCAACACCATTGCAAATCGTTTCAGGATAGTTTGGATCGGTGAGAAGCCCGACTCTGCCGCGCCAATTTAGAATCTCGTCAATGTTGTCTCGAATGATCGTGTCGAGCCCAAGAACAAAACGTTGATTCTCGCCCAAGTCCGGCCTGAAGGTTTCCATGACATTCCCATAACCGGATTCATTACCTTCAATCTGAACTTGATCAACCTCTTCTTCAAATTCGTAAAATTCATCAACTAAACAAATCAGTCTGTATTTTTTTGTCGTATGCCTTGCAATCGCTTGTGCCAGTTTGTCCACCCAGATTGCTGAATATCCGGTTGAGAATTTTGGCAATCCCTTTCCTTCCGGCTTAAATAAAATGCAGACAATATCAATCATCCGGCTCAGTCTTCTTTGGCTTTCTGGCTGGCTTGCGCTTTACCAATTTTGGTTGACTCTCACTTGTTAACCCTACGCTTCGATCAATCAGCGGCTCTTTCTCTTCATAGGCAATTGCCTTACCTAGTCTCATGATTTCGCGAGCTGCTTCAACCGTTACAGAGACGATTTGTCCGGCTTTGACTACCTGCCCATCTGCTACTGTTGAGCGAATGATTTGAACTTTCATTTTATCGCCTTCAGTAATTCGTTAAGTTCTGGATTAAAAGTCTTCACTCGTTTTGGATTTCTCAGTTTCTGAATGATTTCACCCCAAGCTGATTTTCTTGGGTTTCGCTTGCCTTTGAAGACTTGGTCGTTTTCCGGTCTGACGTACTGATGCCAGTAGTCGCGCCTTGTGTTTTCGTAGTTGTCAACGCCACATAACCAGATTTCTTTGTAGCCCATAAAGTCCGCTGTCCAGAGTGCTTCTGGGCCGCTCAGTTGAACCCAAGGGCAAATCCCAGCGTATATATCGTTTTCTTTTAAATCCTTAAATTGCGGAGAAACAATCGGGCATGTAAGCCCAATCTCTTCTCTCAAAAACTGGATCATGCTTGGATCGTGGGCATAGGCCCAAGCCAAGTCTGGAA